GTTTATTATTATTTTGAATTTATTAATCCATTTCTTCAATGGTAACCCTGTTGTTATCAGGAGAGCGGAAATAATTAGCTCTAGTTTGTTGGTAGGAACTTCGAAGATAGTTTGCAGCGTAACCTGCGGAAACGGCCGCTCGAGCGACTCCCTGAATCGCTGAAGAAGCTGTGTTAACTGAAGAAGAATCAGGCACATAAGATTTGATGGATTGCCACATAGACTCAATAGATGTGTGTGATGCGGCAAGGGCTGCATCATCGTTAGCATTAATTTCAGGACTTTGAAGTGCTGAGGTTGAGTTATTAGTTGAAATGCCCTCTATGTTGAGAACTGCTTCGTAGTAGACTGTGGTGCTAGCAGGAAATCCTATACCTACAATAATTGGGCATGAGGTTGCTAATACGGTACTGGAAGAGTAACCAAGGACTACAGAAACAGTAAATTCATACGAGGTTGGATCTAATGGTCTAGTGACAGAACACGCTCCTGTTGCTCCATAACCTACTTTAAGTTGAGGAGCGGCGGATAAGGTGTTGGGTGATGATGCAAAGAGTTGCCCAGGGTTTATACTAGGAATTGATCCTGCGTATAGAACTCCGGGCACAGCAGTGGCTGGTACTTGCGGCATCACTTTTATGCCTCCAGAAACCACTCTGCCCTCTTGTATGAGGGCTTGTAATGATGCTCTGTTGGCATATTGGGATAATTGGCCCCAAGTAGCTGTTCCAGCTCCAGCGGTTGTATAAGAAACACCGGCTTGTATATCAGGAGTAGTGGAAATAGCAAATGAACCGTCAGCGTTAGTGGTGAAAGAGCCTCTAGCGTAAGCGGTACATAAATTTGTTGGAACCATGGTACCCCAACCTAATCGTATAGGAGGGTAATTGAAAGGATTATTGAGTGTGTTAACATAACAACAGGTCATCCTATCGAGGGATGGACGTGATAAATTGGCTCTGTAATTGGTAATACGAGCTATCTGTTGTTGTTTCTTCTTATTATTACGACGTTTCTTATTGCGCAATATTTTACGAAGTTGCTTGGCAGCAAGTAATTTGTTGGTTTGTTGAAGTGTTAAAGGACCAATACGTTTACTTTTACCCATGGCGGAAATGAATAATTGAATGATAATAATTAAATAATTTTTCTTATTTAAGGAAGAGAAAATCTGATGCGGCACCAAACTGCCGCACAGACAAGAACTTCCCGAGCCAATTAGCTCGATTTTTCTTCATTTTTCGAAGATTTGGCCGTCGCGCTAATCTCCGAATTTGTTGTAGTTAATTTCTCGTCTGTCTTGTGTTTATGTTTCCTGTGTTTCTTGCCACAACTATTGGTCTTATGTAACTTGCAATGTTGATCATCATATTTGCATAACTCGTTACTTTGAGTCTTTTTCCCAACTACATTGAAGGTTAAGTTGGTGTTATTTACATAAGGTTGATTACTGGATGGGGTCTGAATGTCAGGATCATTGTGGAATAAGTTGCAGTTTTGATTGGTACATGTTTTACAATATACACATTGATGCTCGTATGGGCAATTTGGATCCCTACATAATATACCATAATTACATGGAGTTTTAGGTTGTCCGTTTACCATAACAGGCATTTTGCCAAAATGTATACTAGTAGTTGGCATGCACTTGGGAACATTTAAAATACTAGTTCTTCTTGCTATAACTGCTTGCACAAAAGAGTGCAATAAATCATGATCAAATAGTGGTAGCCAAATGTTCATGTAAATTTCCATCCAATGTCCATCGTTGGAGTTGGGATATTGGTCATTTAATTCATACATGGAATAGAAATTAGCAACTTTAGCTTTTGAACTAGCGTCTTTAATTCCAGAATGAAAAAGTTCTGGATGCATAAGTTCATAAGTTTGTATAAGCGTTCCTAATATGGGTGTGTTTCTGTCCATGAGTGAATATCCTGACAATTTCTCTCCTAATTTCTCCAAGGCAGTGACTCCTGGAGGCAATGCTACTGTAATATGCAATTTCTGTAGCTGTCTGGGCAAGTCGCAACAAGAATTGTTGTCTCCGCTCCACACATAAGGGGAATAAAATCGGGATAAAAATGATACTCCTATAGCATCCCGTGGTATTGTCTCAACTTCTAATAATTGACCTACATCACTGGCTGATCGCATGTATATATCAGCGTCAACATCTGACGTGACTCCGTCGTCACCACCATAAATTCCTAGTCTTGCATAAGCTTGCTCAGGCGTTAAAAATACACCGTTTATTTTTGTTCTTCTAAAAGCTACAAAAGCTACAAACGCATTATCCAGTGAATTGTAGTCAGCGGTTTCAGGTGATCCTGATGCTCTAGTGAAATCCGTGCTATAAAATATGCCGAATTTCGTAACGGCTCTTTGGCCGTATTGGCTAAGCAATAATTCCGCTAATTCCGGGTGGTAGTGCTTATCAAATCCTCTTAACACACATATTCTCTCTAGGGATCGTAATATGTTTGAAACTCTCCCGTCGAACCGGGAAAAGTCAGTGTTGTGTATTAGGTTAGCTCCTTTGGCAATTTCTGCCACCCTATTGGCTATAGTTAAAGGAGTTTTACCAAATGCGTACCATGGTTGTTGTCGCATGTGTTCAGCAAATGCATAAGTAAATTGGCTATAACTCAGTTTAGTGATACCTGGTATAGTTGAGATGATTCTGGGATCCTTGACGCCATCATATGATTCAGCTTTCATAAAGCTCTTCACGGGCATGTCAGGGTCCACTAGATCAGTACTACATACCGCATTATTCAAGATGCTTCTCTGAGCTGGCCTATTCTGTTTCTCATACACTACATCCTGCGATACTGGGTGAAGCGTGTAAGGAGTTTTAAATAGTTGCTCTGCGAATTCTGTTTCATAACGCATCATCTCAGGAGTAAGCTCAATTTTGTCATTCTTGATTTCATTCACCCTGCCGTCGACAGCACGTTGTTCATTGTTTTTGCAACTGTCTGGGACATAAGGTTCTGAGATCATAGATCCCATAAATGGTACCATTAATGGTTTAGCGTCGGGGTCATAATTCTTAGGATCGAATTGATATCGGTTAATAGATTTATCCATAGGAGTGACATTGTCCGGGCTATAATTGATTTTCCGTTGATGATATTCAGCCAATATGGAGCATACTCCACTATCATTATTTTGTAGCAATGAAGCTATTTGATGGGCTGATATTTTCGTAGAATTTAATCTTGATTGAGATGCAATAGTGTCGTCATCTTCGACTTTGATGGTTGCTGATTGGTAAGTCATTGCTATACCAGTTGATCGTTTTCTACCTGTCTTTGTTACTATATCCATTCGTAAAAATGTGATGTCGTCTTTATGCACGGCGACATTTAATCTCCGAAGCAAATTGCCCTTTAACCAACTTGTTAGACTAAACACTGGTGAGTGGATTATCTTTAGTGGTGATAGCAATATAATTTGATGATGATCATCATATTGTCTTCGTTCTATTGAATAGATGACAGTCTTCCACCATAACCCGAATCCGAACAGGTCACCAGGAGTGGTGACTATTAAATCATCTGTGGCGTAATTCCAGACTTGATGTTGGTATTTAGCGCCGCCGGAAACTTGGTAAAGAACCTCATTATCGCCATTGAAAGTAAAGTCATAGTTTGATCCATGATCCGCTACTTTGGTTGGCTGAAATGTTGATATGAGATAAACCCTCGGATACGTAGCCAATGTTCTAGGCATGTCAATATACATATCCACATCAATCATAACAACTGCATCATTTCTCTTTGGATTAAATCCAGAAGGAGGAACAGCAACGTCTTTTGACCAATGATATGTTCTACATCCAGCGTAATCAGATTTAACATCAGAGTTGGACATTTGAACAAAATAGGGTTGTAAACCAAGTTCCCTGGCTATTTGTACCACTTGAAGTGTAGAAGCATTTCTAGCGGTACAAGATTCAGGATGACTATGATTATTAGATTTTGGGAGTGGTGGGTAGTAAAGATCTACAGATGTAAGAAATGATTTCCTAATAGTAGAGTTTGATAATCGTATCTGTGGAGTACGATTAGCTAAGAAAGAAATGATTTTTGATTTCCATACGTTACCAATAGGGCTAACGTTATGGGCGAGATACCTCTTAATTAACCAATAGCTTAAGGTTGCAGTGCCTATAGCAATCACGAGACCAGCTAATGCCTGGCCTGTAGTGACTCCTCGTTTGGGAGGATTGATCTTGTTGTAAATGGTTGAAGTGCCACTTGCAATCAGAGGTTTTAACTTGGTTGACAGCTGTGTGACATGCTGATTAACCGTTGAATTTTTCTTCTTCCATATTTTCATACTAAATAAGTAGGACAATACGGATGGAGATGATTTATAAATTTGTTCAGTGAATAAAGCTGATAACAAATTGTCACACATTTCAAGTTGAAGTTCTTGAAATTAGA